CTCGTGTAGTAGTGTGATATAGATTACTAGAACCTTCTGTTATATCATCTGTGTCGTGGTTACTAACATCAGAAACTTGACCCGTAACGTTTCCCGTTAAATTACCTGATACCCCACCAGAAGCGGTAACTAATCCAGTAACACCTAGAGTGCCCCCTACTGTAGCGTTTACTGAGACATTAAGATCATCTGTATCTACAGTTCCATCAAAGAAACCATCTTTAAACTGTACGTTAGAAGAGCCTAAATCTAAAGTGTTAGTTGTCTTAGGTAAAACTTGAGTCGCAGATACAATAAGATCTTGACTAGGACCAACTTTAGTAATAGGCGCACCTTCTCCCACAGAACCATCATGCTTATGCCCTGTTGAAGCATTAAAAGAACCCTCTAATGCATTATATTCCGCATCAAAATCATCAGCGTCAATAACTTGCCCATTGGCAATATTGTTTGCACTATCCTGCCTAGTATAACCTGCCATAATATTTCCTTACTGTCTATCGTTTTGTCTATACTCTAACAAAGCGGTGTCAAGAGTAAATGTGGGGTTAGTTGAGTTGTCCTCAATACGTATTGCTACAGTTTTACCAGAACCAATAATACTATTTGGATAAACCTTATCTAATTCACCCCCATAAGTAGACGTACCAAATACAGAACTGGATGCTCCAAAAATAGATACAGATGCACCTGATCCAGTTATCTGTTGAGTTGGTGGTTGTATTATTGAGGTATCTGTGCTGGTACTAAAGTCATACCTAATATTTAAATCTAAGTTCATGTCTCCTGTAGGCTCTGCATAAAGAGTTAGCTTATAGAAAGACTTTCTTGTTTGAGGGTCTGTAATAGGCATATAAGGCGATTCATAGATAGCCTCAATATTAGAACTATCAAAACTAGAACCTGTTTCCATACGGTAAACATATCCATCGTCATGTGCAAAGGCTACCATCTCTGTTGTGCCTGAGTAACGGCTATCTGCTACAAAAGCTTTTATACCTGTTGTAGTAGACCAAGACATACCAGAAGCGCCCTGAGATATAAACTTTGTAGCTACAAGACCCTTCCCTACCTCTACCTGTTCAGAAGCAATATAAGCAAAGATACGATACTGAGCTTTCTCACGTAGAACAATAGATGTGAAACTAGAAGTACTAGCTAGGAATATATTAGCGTCTTTATAAATCTGATCAGATGCGACATCCAATGCAAAGTCACCAATACGGTCAGTAGCACTTAGCAATCTAATACCATCAGGCGCTAGATAAATAACGTCACCACCAATCTCTTGGATAGTGTCACCATTAATACAACCAATACGATCCGTAATAGGTGATACTGCAAAGTCTGCAGCGCTACTACCAGTCAGTCTCTTAATGCTGTCCTGAGTAAAGATAATAAGTTGTTCACGAAAGACTGCTAACCCAGTGATGTCATTAGCTACATTAAAAGACCCTGCACCATTAGCAACACTAAAATCATCTACACTAAAAGGAGCAGTAAAGAATAAATTACTACCCTTAGCGTAGAATGCAGTATTCTTAAATATAGCTACCTGCTCTGCACCACTAATATCTGTACTGTCTGAGGAAGTCATAAACGACATAGTGTTGCCGTTAGTGTTATAGATAGCTGGGTAGTTAGTACCATCTACGAACAGTACTTTATCATCACCATCCAAGTTATACAGAACGTGTCTAGCTTTACCACCGTTAGTACTGGCGCTAGTAGCCATGCTAGTCCATGAAGACCCTGTGCTATAGTAATACTGAGTAAGGTTACTAGCATTCTTACGAGCAGCCACTACTCTACCAGAGCTAATAACTTTAAGAGACAGGATAGGACCACTTCCCGGTACTGTAGTAGTACTATACTTTTCAAAACCTTTTATCTTAGAGTAACCACCCTCTTTATTAGCTTCAAAGTTTTGTAAGATAGTAGCAGAGCCAACAGCATTAGTACCATGTTGCAAAGGAGACAGGTTAGATAATAACCCGCCCTTAAACTCAATAGGAAATGTTGTCCATTGTGTTGCCATTAGAAGTGCACTCTTGTATCTCTAAGATAATCTGTACGATTAATATGTATGCTTCGTAGTTGTTTGATACCCTGCTCAAACTTGTTCAAGGATAATTGCGCTGCTTGCATGTCTCCACGAAACTGATACGCATAGTGCATAGCGCCATCTACAATAACATATCTATATTGTTCTGGCAGGTTAGGTACATCTGTAGGTAGCTCTAAATCATAAGCTAAAGTGAAATACTCATACACCACCTCATAATCTTTGTTTGGTGTAGGGTAAAAAATAAGCTCTCTACTTGGAGTCCTCACTACATGTGAAGGTACAGACCTAATGCTAGTGTTAGAGTTATACTCTGAATCTGCATATTTGTCAAGGTATTCTTCGTATGAAAGCACTTTTAATTTAACAGTTTCAACACCTAAAGTGTCATTACGCTTAATGCGAAACGTGTTCATGTTGATAGTTTTAGAATCGTAAGGCATACTATACCTAGCTTCACCTGCAGCTAACACTTCAGTTTCTTCTATGTGGTTCCAAGGCCACTCAAACTCTTCTTGATTTATGTGTCTAATAGACGCATTTATAGCATCCTTAGTTAAACTATAGTAGCCAGTAGCATTGGTGAAAGTACTAGATGTGAGTTCAACCTCATTTAGTCTTCTGTTTATATCATTAACTAAACTTAAGTAATCATATGCCATTATTATTTCTCCTTAATACGCAAGAAGATAGAACGTTCATATTCTAAGCCATTAGCTGTAGTAATATGACACACAATCGTATAACGTATGTTGTTAGTACCTAAAGCAAACCTAGCTGTAGAGACTTTATTACTCGTAGATATAGAACTTTGCACAAACTGTAGCCCATTAACAACTTGAGCGCTAGATACCTGAACCTTAGTCCCGTCCGAATCATGAATAGACCATACTGCCCCTGCTACAGTATCTGAACCTAAGAAGCGTGACCAATCTACACTATAGTCAACAACTTCATCTTTATCTTTATCAGGCCACTTATATGACATAGTTATCCCTTCTTATGCAGCGTATGCAGTTGTTCGTTTATCTTGGGCAGATATTACTACAGTGTTGTTTTGTTTAGGTTGGATATAGACTGTGTTATCTTTATCTGGTTTTGTTAAATACAGGATGTTTGTATATACAGGTGTATAAGGCGCTACATTCTCAGTTACAACAATCTCTTGCGGATCATTGAATGATATTTGTAGTCCTGTTGTAGTAGCTAGTGGTACAAATGCAGTCTTACTAAACTGTACATTCTGACCATCTACTACATAGTTACCTCTATTAAGAATCAGATTTATAGTTATGTTAGCATTAACAGTCTGTAAGTCTAGATCGAAAGAACCTTTTGTCGCAACTACATTTAAAGACTTTAAAAGTTCTACTTCTCTACCTACTACAGTAAAGTCAGCTTTAACAGGATCAATATGCCTACCAACATTAAGGGCAGTATCTGGTCCTGTAAGAGCAAAAGATCCACTCTCAGCAGCTAAGTTTAATGGACGTAGTGCAGCCTCTTGTCCTGATAAGGCATAGGTGCCTGTTACAGGTGCAACAAACGTTCCATAGTTAAATACAGTGTCTTGACTAATTAATGTATTAGTACCATTATCAACACTAAGAGAACGTTCTGAGTTTAGTGTAGCATCTGTTCCACTTAATGTAAACGGTCCAGATCCTGCAACAACGTTATTGCTTACTAAGTCAACGGACTGTCCAGTAAGAGTAAATACACCAGTACCAGCTATGATATTGTTGGCTACAAGGTCAACACTTTGTCCAGTAAGAGTAAATACACCAGTGCCAGCTACTAAGTTGTTAGATACTAAGTCTACAGATTGTCCTACTAAGGAGAACGTACCATGTTGAACGGCAAGGTTAAGTGACCTTAGAGAAACATCCTGACCAGTTAATACGAATGTGCCATGAGCAGCATCCATAATATTTGAGCGTTCTAGGATAAACGCTACAGCTTGACCAGTAGATGTAAACGATCCAGAATCAACTGCTATATTTAAGGATCTTAGTGCAGTGTTTTGACCAGTAAAGGTAAACGATCCAGTGTTAGCAGCAAACAGTCTGCCAACATTTAATTCAACAGGACGCTCCGTTACACTGAATGAGCCAGAACCTGCAGCTAAGTTTAACGGCCTTAGTGCAGCTTCCTGCCCAGTTAAAGTAAAGCTACCTGAACTTGCTACAAGGTTGTTACTGCCAAGTGCTGCAGCCCGTCCTGTAAAGGTAAAGCTACCTCTGTTAGCACCAATAATAAGATGCTTAAATAGACCTACTGCTCTTCCAGTAAGATTAAATGTACCTCTATCTAAGGAGACATTTAAAGTCTTATTTAACCCAACGGACTGACCAGTAAATGTAAAGGCACCCTTAGATGCAACTACATTTAATGCTTTAACAAAGTCTACACTTTGACCAGTAAGTGTAAAGTCACCCTTAGATGCAACTACATTTAATGCTTTAGTAAGGGTAACAGTTTGACCTGTAAATGTAAAGCCGCCTTGATTAGCGTCTCTAACTATGTCAAAGGTAACAGCTTGACCTGTAAATGTAAACGTACCTTGATTAGCATCCTTAGCTATATCAAAAGTAACAGCCTGACCCGCAAGAGTAAACGCACCACTCGCTGCATCTATTATATAGTCAATAGATGTAACACCACTGTCTGCCAGTGGCGCAGATGCGAGTGGGCTAAAGCCTAACATTAGTCAGCCTCTGCAATCGTTAGTGTGCCAGCCTCAACCTGCCGCATGATCTCAGCGTAATGGCGATTGGCAGGATCAAGGGGTACTGACATTTCAGTGCCGTCGATGGTGGCTTGGATGGAAGTGTTGGTTGTGCCATCCATGTCAACTTGGTACTGTGCTGATGTGATGTTCATATTATCCATGATTATAGCTCCGCATCGTAGTTCAGGTAGCCGCCATAAAAATAAACAGTGTTATTTGCGGGAATCGGAATAGTGTTACTCCGCATAGTGACTGCCTCAGGGGTGGAGACAGACAATGCCATTGTACCTGCATATCCATTGGTTGTAACGGGCGTGCCACTTCCGTTAGAGAAAGAGGGTGACGCCCTCATTGTAACCGCAAGAGGTATCACGCCGTGTGCGCTCCCTGCGCCTTGATTAAATCGGGTTAAGCATAAGTAATCAGGTCGAAGCGTCTGATAATACCTCTGACATCTAGCCAATGTATCCCCGTAGGACTGATGCTCAAATGGGGTGGCTGTGTCGCCTACTTCTAGCTGGACGCCTGTGAGGTAGAAGGTGGCACCGCTATTCTCCAAGAGCTTTACCGAACTTGAGCTTCTAAACGCTCTGCCTGACCATTGCTCTGTAGTAGATGCATCTTCTGCGTCAGCAGACCCCATATCCCACCAAATACGAACACCGCTAGTTGCGCTTGTCTTTCCCCAAGAACCTGTAGTTGGCCCCACGAAAGTGACTACCTTATGCTCCCAAGTATTTGCGGCTGAGATTGAGTATTCAGCAACGTAGGAAACAACGTAGTCATTATCTTGGATAACAACACTATAAGTTCCAGTAACGCTAGATTTCGCCCAAAACGAAAGAGTGCAAGTTTGTGCAGATGATGTCCCAAAGCCGAGATGTTGAACGTCCGTGCCTTCAACCCAATAACTAATGGCATTAACGCCAGTAGTAGTAGCGTCAGGGGATGTAACCGTAGTCTTCATGGAGAAATAAAAACCACTCGGAGCTTCCGTTGATTGCTCTCCAGTTAATTCACCACCATCAGATTGTTTATAGCACTTATACCGATCAATAGATGGATATGTTGGCGCGCCAAATGGACTCGCACTAGTCCCCCGCTGCGCCACCTGCATCGCACCATTGATGATCAAGTTGCGGTTAGACAAGGCACCATCATCGAAGGCGTTCCCTAAATCTGCTAATCCTCGTGCCTTGCTGCTCATGTTATTCTCCCAACAGGGTAGCCAAATCCAATGCTTTCAGCACATCAGGGTTTGCCGCAGCATCAATGCGAGCATCGTCTGTGATGTCACGCAGCGTTGTTTTCTGTGCAGCAATAGCATCTGCGCCAGATCCCGCCTCCAAAGCCTTCATGTAGGCCACATCCAAGTCAGCTAAGCGAGGCGCACGTTCTGCCCGTAGGTTGTCCTTGTGGATGGCCTTAGCCGCTGTCATGTCTACTTCGACAACTGATTCATTAAATGTCCACGCACCACGAAATGTACGATCTGTTGGTACTGTAAGAGATGATGCCTCACGGACATCACCGTTGATATTGATGTAAGTGGTCATGCTGCCATCTCCATTTCTTGGTTAATCTTCCACGCATTGCGGAAGCTACGATCACTAGGGATCAGTTCAACAGGTACAATCTTCATGATGCATCTGTTACCTTGGTAGTCCCGCCAGATTGACGGATCTATGTCTTTCATTACTAAGTATTCTATGGCTTCTTCTTCGCTCA